TCTGTAGTCAACAATCTTCTGTTTAGCTTCTCGGCTAACTGCTGTGTTGCATGTAAGTCTGCTGACAGGTAAGAAGATAATTCTTCAGGTGATATCTCATCAACACCCACACCTTGCTTGAAGTATTCTTTCAAGGTATCCTGCTTCTTAGTATCTAACTCATACCTTTCAGCACAAGCTTCTAGTGATAATGGTTCTTTCTGTCCACGTTGCAGGACATACTCGCCTAGCATTGTGTCAAACACAGGACCATCATACTTGAAGCCACACTCCCATAGCCACATTAAATCATATGCTATGTTGTGTCCTATTAATATAGTAGCATCATCTAAGTGTCCTTGTACACCATCGAAGTTGTCTCTATATAAATATTCTTCTCCTTTATCTGTCAAACATCCTACCATGACAAGCTTATTGTCAGGCTCGAATGGGTCGAGATACATCTTACCATCACGTTTAGTGACAGTGTTTTCTACATCTAATGTAAGTTTCATATCTTACTCCTCTATGCTGTGAACCTTGCGATTCTATAATCAAGGTTACAATTAATCATACCATGCCATCCTGTTACTTTATTCTTAACAACATTAATATGCCTTAAAGTTGACTGTTCGTCAACCCCTTCTACTTGAGCAGGTTGTCCAATCAATAACATCAAGTCAGCTTCCGCTGCCTTACCTGTACGTGAGCCTTCCATCATGGCTTGGTTAAGAACCTGTCTACCTTCAGCTTCAGCAGACAACTGTGACATATAGAATATAGCACAGCCATATGTCTTAGCTATCTGTCTAGCATATATAGCATTAGCTTTAAGCATCTCATCAGGTCTAGCATAGCTACCCTGCCTAGCAAACTTATCTCCCATATCAAGTACAACTATGTCAGGTCTCTCTGACTTACACATAGTCTCGACCCAAGTCATGTCTTCGCCACTAACATCTTTAATCTTTACATCTTTAGTGACATCTTGATAGATACGTTTAGCTTCATGTATATTAGCCTGTATCTTTTCTTTAGGGAAGCCTGTTGATGCTTGTATGTATCTGAAAGCAACTCGGTCATAGGATTCCTCGTTACACAACACTACACACTTAGCACCCTGCCTAGCCATACCATTAGGTCCTACCAACATGGATGCATGGAAAGAAGTCTTACCTGTATTAGGTCTTGCTCCTACTTCAATAAGGTATCCTGCATTAACACCTTCTATCTTACGTGCCATCTCAGGTATATTGAATGTCCACTTCATCTGTACAGATTGTTTAGCCATGATGGTATCAAAGGATATATCATCCCATTCAATCTTTACTTCAGGCAAGAAGTTGTCATTATACTTCTCTAGTAAATCACGTAATGGCTTAAGACTTTTCTCTGCACCATTGACGTAATCAAATCCTAGATTTGCTATGTCTTCACCTATGACCTGTTGGAATAGCTTAGACAACACATCCTGTGCCACGTCAGTACCCATAGGTTGCTCACGTTTTACTGTGTTGAACAGAGAACTATACCCCTGCTTCTGTGCAGTAGTCATAGATGGATTGTTCGCCATGAACAATGCTTCCACCTCATCAGGTGTTACATCTCGTTTATATTTATTCATAGCATAATCAATCGTGTGCTTTAACTTCCTAGCATCTTTACTAAATAGTCGGTCAGGACATTTAGAGCCACGATGGTCGGTATAAAACTCTTGATTCATCAAGCTACGTAGTAGGGATAGTTCCATATTGGTTCTCCTTTGGGGTTAAGTTAATTAAGTTTTCTATATCGTTCCTCTTCTTATATTTCAAATCGTCTTCTAGTCTTAGCACCTTGACATCATTTACATAGGCTCTTAGTTCTTTTGCAAATGCCATAGTCTTGGGTAGAGCATCAGGGTCAAGTGCTATTATTGCTGTTGAGAATCGTGAGAGATACTTCTTATGAGATTCTGACAATGACGTACCCAATACTGCTACCCCAACATATACTTCACTATCTAAAACGGAAGCACTTACACAATCCTCAACAACTACTGCGACCTTACCATGTCCTGCGACAAAAGGCAAGTCACTTTTTCCATATCGTTTCCATTTAGGTATTCTTTTTCCTAGTGACCTACCATTGGCATCAACAACTCTGCCTTCATGTATCACAGGAAACACAACTCTATGTTCCTTCACATCATACATGAGCCTGTCATTGGGTATGTCATAGTAGTTTTCCCTGTCGTAAGGCACTATATACTCAGGCATTACGAAAGGTTCACTATTCTTTTCAGTCACTTGGGTATGCACCTTGATGTCATTAGCTGACAATGGCATACGTTTAGAGCCTGATAGCTGACAGGAAGACTTATAACAATTCCATAGCATCTGACCCATGTTATTGGTCACAGTAAATGTCTTGTAACCATTACAAATAGGACAGTTAAGACGTTTACTCTCTCCTATTCCTATATCTAAGTCACTAATGTATGTATTTATATTCATATATCACTCTCCTTGTCGGCATTTAAATGCTTTTACCATGATTATTTCGCATTGTCAATGCACTTTCTGCACTAGCATACGTATTTTTCATGTAAGGTTTCACGGATTGAGGGTTAGCATGCCCTGTAACAGACATAATCTGACCCATAGACACCCCTGCTTCCACCATTTCTGTAGTTCCTGTCCTTCTCAGGTCAGAAATACGTAAATCATCAGGTAATCCTGCCTGTTCTATGACCAATCGTGCTACTTTTGATAGCCTTTGCATGGTATATGGCGAGTATTTACCCTTCATTGCAGTAGGATAGGGTGCAACATAGGGTTGAAAATCGTATTCATCCTTCTGTTGCTTGAGCATTTCCAATAAGTCAAGAGAAATTGGTAGGTGTACTACACTTCTTCTCTTAGACTGTTGCAAATTTAACACACATTTATCAAAATCTATGTTAGAAAACTGTAACATTCGCATATCACCTACCCTTTGACACCATTCATAGGACATTTGTACTATCAATCCTAAGTTTCTGTATTTAAAATCGGCATAAGCTACATCTAAGAACTGTGTCACTTGGTCTTTTGTCCATACAGTATTACGTGCATGAGGTGTCTTCCTCTTGTAGGTAGCAAACGGATTGCTCTCAGCATAACCCATCTCCATACCAAAGGAATACACCTTACGTGCTACAGATGTGATAGCATTAGCCTGATAGATTCCTCGACCAAGCCATTGCTCGTAAGCTCTTCGAGCTATTGCACCTGTCATTTTAGTCAGCCTTATTTCTGACAAACTTTTGCCATCAACTTCAGTAGCCAATAAAACTCCTGCACAATATTGATAATCATGTTTAGTTTTATCAGCTAACACATTGAAATCATTAGACAAATAGTACTTGTGTACTAGGTCATGTAAGTTCATACATTTACTGCTATGTAAATGCACAATGCTATAATGAGTAGTTTACCATAGTCTAAATCAAACTTGGTACTCTCTCCATACTTCTCCTCGAAGTGTGTTATTATTCTATGCCACATATTTAATCTCCTTTCTTTGCTTCAATATATATTCTCATGTGAGTGGACTCATCTAAGTTCTGACCCCAATAGGTAGCACCTGTACCTCTTAACTCAGGCTTGATGTGCTGCCCACGAACTCGCATCTTGTATGTCTTCTTATTAAAGAACTTCTTCATCTTGTCAATAAACTCTTGACCATCTGTATCATTAGGTATCTCGCTGAACATATAGCCTTTGCCTAGTTTATTTGCTTCATCACAGTATGCTTTTTTCCAAAACTCTTTGTATTGTATTTCTTGCTCATACTTTTCTTTCCAAGATTTGGTTTCCTCAATATGTCTATTGTTCCTCTCAAACCCCATCTTGTAAGCTCTATGTGATGAGTCTAATGACTGCTTAAGTTCTTTGACACTACCTTCTTGTTCAGTCAACTTCACGAAGGCTCTGACCATGTGCTGAAAGTCCATGTGTGAGATAGGAATATCTCTACCCTCTGCTTCTGAATAGTATGTCTTATAATTTAAGTTATGCATATCGTCTGCTAATTTACCTGTGCTAGTGGTTGCTCCTAGCATTTGTACTACTCTGTGTATTTTCATAATGTTTCTCCTTTCATCCATTGTGGTTTATCTGTAAAGTTATATCTTGCGAATCTTGACTTGTCAACTATATAAAATTTCCTATATGCTTCTATGGGATAGAACTCCTCTGTCTTCAAGTCATCATGCCCACTAAAACATTGTGGGTGTGGTGTTAAAGGACCACTCGGTATACAATCTATGCCTTTGTATAAGGCAATACTATGCTTACCTGCACCATGCCATTTGCCATACCTTTCGTGGTACTCACATAACATACAACAGTACAAGTCATATGCAAATCTATAGTTTTCAATAGTCTCCATTGCCCATAGTGTGCAAGGGTGCTTTTGATGTACAGGTTTGTACAAGTCATGCTCCTCTGCATAGTCAGGTGCATGATGCCATAGTGTAGTGCATAACATCTGTGCTTCTTCTAGTGGCATCTTGACTACGTGTTGGTCACATAGAGACTTAGCAATCTCATGTGGTGTTTGTTCTATAATAAATCTATTCATGTTTAATCTCCCACCTATAAAATATGTGGTCATCTATTCTTGTTACATAAGTCTTTGTTTCTGCCCAACTAGGCTTAACATAGTGAGCATGGTAGTGTGTAGCACCCTCAACAAAGTCATCTAGATGTCCGTTGTATACACCATTAGCAACGTGTACTGCATTTCTCCATGCTTGATATTCTCTAGGCTTATCACTCTTGCCATCACAGTACCAACTAAATTGGCATCTATTCTTGATAGGTAGTGATGGCTTCCATTTGTATGTTAATCCTTGTTTAACTACATCACATATGTTGTTGGGGTATCTATTATCTTTTACCCTATTCATTACAACTTGTGCGACTGCCACTTGCCCTATGAAACTTTGATTCTTAGCTTCATGGTAGACATTGAGTGCTAGACACATTAGTGATTCAACTAGCATTGTATTCACTCAAGAATAAAACACCACCATAGTTACCTTCTCCATCTGCACTCACTTCCACAAGTACATCTGCATACTTAGGCTTAGTCAGTTGAAACTGTGGAAAGCCATCTTTACTTTCTCCTAAGTAACTCTTTATCTTGAAACCCTCTAACTGTTTGTAATAATTATCTATATCCATTATACACACTCCCTTTTAAATACTGTGTTCCAAGTTTCTTCAATCTCATCATCAAGATTACCACCATGAATAAATTCTAGTTGGTCTTTGACGTATTGCATACGACATTGTTCAAGTGTCCAAGCATCCGTAGTTTCTTCATCATAGAATAACACAGGTTGAAGTTCAACTTTGCTCATATTTATTGCTTGATAGAATAAAATATTAACCAATGCTTTTTTATATCGTGTTTCGTTTGTCATACCATCTCCTTATTGTTGTTATACATTTCATGCCACTCGCCTAACTGTATGCCCTTGAGTATGTGTGCAATCACATCAACTGTCCACCCATTACCAATCATCTTGTATCTCTGTGAGTTGGACACATGATTAGTGTAGTTGTCAGGTAATGTCTGCAATCTCTCACACTCTAAGGGTGTCAGCTTTCGCCACATATCTTTTGATACTACCACGTTATCTTTCTGCACAGTAGTAAGACAGTTAGACTTGTCATCATCTCGTACCTCTAGTTGCCTAGTAAATGGTAGGTCTAGTTGGTCATCTTTCCTAGTACCATGCTCGTCTAATCTACGATTAACAATCCTACCAATAGCAACCTTGGGTTCTCTGTGTCCACCTTGCATGGT